CGTTGTGCGATATTCCCCCCCTATAATTGTGGTGCGATTTAGTCCAAGTATAGAATATCGGCTCGTGCTGATAATCGTAGTCCAACCGCCCAAGAGAGAACGTTGCAGAGTTTTTGCACCAAATAAGCATGTGCCTAACTTGTAACCCTGCATCCTTCATCATCATCATCATCATCATCAGTCCCAACTCTCCGCCTTGTGGCGAAGTCACGAAATAAGACGCATCGTCTTTACAAGACAATCGTACGTTAGTCATCGCCTTGACAAGAACTGGATAAAGCTCATCGGCTGCGAGAGTATCGTTCTTTATATTCTCAACACAGCGTCCTGCCTTCTGGACGCTGTTCAACGTTGCGTTTTTGTCACCAATGCTCACCCCATAAGGTGGGTCAGTAAACACCATATCAGCTTTTGCCCCATCCATCAGCTTTGCGACGTCATCGGCACTTGTAGAGTCTCCGCACATCAAGCGATGCTCACCAAGTTGCCAAACCTCGCCTTTCTTGCATTGTGTGGTTACCTCATCGGTGCTTTCATCAAAATCATCTTCTATGGCTGTGGGTTGTTCTTTGTTGTCAATCTCAACTCCCCACTCCTCTGCGACCATCCCGAACTCTTCCTCGGCAAACTGGATTTGTTCCTCATCCCATTGTAAGTCAGCAGCTGCAGTCGCATTATCCGCCAAAGCCATCTCCCTGCCTTGCTTGCTGTCAAGATCAATGTCGGTGCGTTTGACTGCGATAATCTTTGTGCCATCGGTTTCCACTATCTGCACATCATCAAGCCCGATTTGCCCCGCAATCTCGGTGACTCCGTTGCCCGCTATAATGCGGTTGTTCTTGTCAATCAAGATAGATCGCCCTGCGCCATTGTTGCGGATACTTTTCTCGATTAGGCTCATACCATATTCCGTGTGTTTGTTGAAATTCTTGTCATCAAACACAAGGTCGCTAATCTTTGCCTCTTTTATTTCTGCCATAACTTACTGATTTATAATAATTTTCGCAAAGGTAAGAAAATATTTTGAAAAATGCACAACTTTTCTCGGTTTTTTTCATAATTTTGTGGCGGATTTCATATACTCATTAGTTTTTATCATATCTCAGAATATTACTTGTTTTTTGACCGCAGCCTGTGAAGGTAGCGGTTTTTTATTTCAGCTGTTCTAAGCAACGGTTTTTCTTACAACATATATACACACCATTTTTCGGTTAAATGCGCTTAGAATTAAAAATAGGCGGTAAATTTCGCATTCTGCATAAAATAACGCACCCACACTTTCACAGCGCAGGTGCATCCCTCAAAAATATTCACTGCATCTTAGTCGTTTCTCAACGGTTAGTAATTGATGCTTATTAACAAAATAACAATTTAATATGAAATGAAAAGAAACTACATTATTAACCGAACTTTATCCGTCCTTGTATCCTTGCTCTCGGTGGCTCGCCTAAGTACCAAACCATCAGCTGTGCGAAATCTTCAAGTGAGCGCACAATGGCATAATAAAACCCCTGCGCCCTGACTTTCGCCTCCCACGCTTTTTGATTCTCGCTTTGTCTGCCCACAATCGTTTTGACCTCAATGCAAAGAGCGTGGTAATTGTGGCGGGACACAAGCAGCATTAAGTCGCTCACGCCTGCCGTTACTCCCTCTGCCTTGAGCCGTGCGGCGGTTTGGATATTGCGGTGACCGCCATTGGGAACTGCAAAAAACAACCCGCCCCTATACTGGGGATAAGCCAAGTAAAACCACTTAACTATTGCCACTTGTATGCGATGCTCTTCTTGCCTCATAACTGAATTTTAAAATAATCTTCTATGGTTGTGTTCTTATAGATGGCACGATATTCAATGCCCGCCATCCTCACAAGCTCAAGAATAACATCGCTGTCCTTGCCACCGCTGTAACTCACCTCAACAACCTTGTCCTTGCCGAAAGTCTGTAACAGCTTAATGGCTCGTTCTATCTTCTTTTCAAGTGTCATCTCTCAATCATAATTTTGTCGCTGTAAGTAACGTGTCCGTTGTAGTGGCTAAGATAAACCATTGCCCTGCTCCATTCGGGGTGATGATTGTGCAGCCATTGCCTCACATCTGCAAGCATTTTAAATGTGCTAGTGTTCTCATTCCATTGTATCGGGGGATATGCGCTTGCAATCTTACTCCACCCGATAGTTATGTCCAAGTGTGGTCGTATCATTCTTCGCCTCCTTTCTTTAGCTTTTCAGGCAACGGCATCCAATGGGTAATATCGTTGTACTCGTTGCCATATCTACTAAACCAGTACCCACGAAAACGAAAACAAACTACTTGAAAATTGAACTTGTTGACGGTGAGAACATCTACACCATCATTCGGCAACTCATCCTCAACACTTATCCAATGGGGATGCGAGTCTGCCCATTCATCACCCATCCTAAAAGAACGTTGATAAGTGCCTAGAGCCAAAGTTGGCTCTTTCATTGCTGCCCTTTTAATTTCTTCTTCTCTTGTCATAGCTGTATAGAGTATTGCGTTACACTTTTGCCGTTACTGGTAATAATTCTCTCGGTGTGGATATTCAGACCCTGCTCTCTAAGGTCGCAGATGCGGCTTGCCAGTCGCATACACCCGAAAAGACTCAAAGCCTCAAGTGCGGTGATTTTGTTGCCGCCTAACAACCACGATTTAATCTTTGCGCATTGGCTTGCGCTGCTCTTCTTGTTTTCGTTGATGTTCATAATTTTAGTTTTAATATGTTAATAATCAATGTTTTGCCGTGTGTGATACTCGCTTAGATAGTTGCAGATTTCGTTTATCGCTTTATCTTTGCGGTATGTGTCATTCACTCTGCGCCTTGCATAAAGGCAGGTAGCGTGACGCTTGCCCATAATCGTGCCTACGTTTGTGGCACTATATCCGCATACCTCAATTAATGCCCATATCAGCAGGGCTCGGGGGATGAACTCCCGCTCTCCTCGGCTGTCGCTCAGTATGTCATCACCCGAAACTCCAGTTAAATGAGAAATCAAGGTGCAATAGCGGTTGCGGTCTTCAAACGCTTTAAGCGGGATAGGTTTCTTGTAGTTCATAGTTAAAATGGTGTATTATAGTTATCAGTTGCGAGTGGCTCGGCTGTGCCAAAGCTCTCACGTTGGTAAAATCTTGTAGTGGCGGGGTCAAAGCCGAGCATTTGTTCTCCGTTCAATGCCCCTTGTCGGTTTTTGCAACACATCAAAAGTGCTGTGTTGTGTGTGTCCACCGTTGACCAGTCTTGGCTCATATCGGGGTAACGGAAATCTTTGCCGTGCCTTTCGGGGCGATAGACCAAATAAACGCTGTCGGCTGCGTCTGCGATGTCCCCGCTCTCTTTCAGTTCCTCAAGCCTCGGTGTCGGGTCTTTGTCAGTGTTGCGCCTAAGTTGCGAGATCAAAATGATCGTTATTTCCAACTGCTTGCTCAAGGCCTCAAGGCGGTGTGCGATGTTTCCCACTTGCTGAACTCGCTCACGTTCTTTGGATCTAAGCAGTTGCAGGTAGTCAATTATTATCACTTGGCAGCCGTGTTGTGCCACCATCGCCTTGATATTGCCCACGATAACATCAATGTCGGCACTCCGTACCTCATCAAAGTATATCGGGAGTGAGTCATCTGCCCCTGCCACTATATCCCATTCGTTCTGCGCCATATCTGCCCGCTTGATTTTTTCGCCATCCACACCAGTAGAGAGCGAGAGAATGCGAGTGCCCAGTTGCTTGTTGGTCATCTCAAGGCTAAAGATGCCGACTGGCACACCTCTTTGAGCGACACCGACGGCACAACCCAATGCAAAGCTCGTCTTTCCGTTGCTATTTCTGCCTGCCACAATCATCAGCTCTCCACGTTCAAGCCCGCCTTTGGAGTCTATCAAGTCAAACCCGCAAAGGTTGCCCGCCGAGAAATCGCCGTTAGCCATCCGCTCTGCATCTTTGAGAATTGCGGTGTAAAGATTGCGCCAAGCTGTCGTTTTCGGTTTCACGCTCTTTGTTGTGTCTGCGAGTAGCTGCTCCAAGTCTGCGACCGCCTCGGTGGTCGTGTAGTCGGCATTGTGTTCAATGTCCATCATCACATCTGCAAGGCTAACGGATAGCCTGCGCTTTATCCCGATAGTGTGCAAGGCACTTGCAAGCGTGATAATATCGCCCTCGCTCCCCTGCGTTTGAACGTAGCGGTTAATCGCCCACGTTTTGCTCTGCTTTTGCGCTTGAGCATACACGTTGACCATATTAACCTCCTGCCCCGCCTCTGCGCAAGCCTTGCACCATTGCCAAGTCTGCGCATTCTCTGCCTCCGTGAAGTCATCATCTGCAACCACCGAGCGCAAAGCCATAGTGTAACCAGTTGCATTTGCGTGACTCAATATCGCCACCAAAAACGCCCTCTCAAGCTGTGCATCTTCAAGGCTTGTGTGGTGGTCAAGGTTGATGTATTTTTTAGATTTTGCCATTTTGTAGTTTCTTTATAAGTGCGTCTGCTTGTTCTATTGAATATTCTGCAACAACATCAAGAAATTCGGAGTGTTCCTCATTAACCATATCTTCAACAATGATTTCATAATCTTTGTTTGTGAAATAAAGATTATAAGCAACAGCCATTATTTCTTTTGCGATTTCGTACCTGCGTTGCTCCCAGTCAATTTGATTAATTTGCTTTTCCATAATTTTTCTTGTCATTTAAAAATTTAATAAATCTATATCTTGTGTCCCATCCGTTTAGAGCCTCAAACACCATACGACCAGTGCCATCGTTGCTCATTTGGGTATTTTTTGCGTAGAACTCGGCCACATCATCCTTTTTGTAGCCCTCGTTGATTAAAGTCTTGCAGTCATCAATAAGCGGTTGCAGTCGCTTTGTCTTTTCTATGGTGGCTGTTAGTGTGCCTTTATCCCTCATAGATGCAACAGCTTTGCGAATATGGTTTAGTAGGTGCTGCCTTGCATCGCTAACCGAGCGGTGCGTTTTGTCGGTCATCTTCCACTCTATAACAATATCGTTTGCGAGTTTACGGCATAATTCGGGTGTTATTCCCTCGCTCATTGAAAACTGCTCAAGAAATTGGCTGTTTATCAGCCATTCCAAAACAGCCTCGTGCGTGTATTCTTTAACATTGGTGGTAGTAGTATTTTCTTTTCTTTCTTCTCTTTCTTGTTTTGTGATACTTTGTGTGATACTTTGTGTATTACTTTGTGTGGTACTTTTTCCCACACTAAACAAGCTATTATCTTGATAGCCACTATATTTACAAATAATAGTTTTTATGTTTCTTTGGTCTATCTTTATGCGCTTAATTTCGCCAGTCTGCTCAAGCGTTTTTAACGCACGATGTACCGTCTTTTCGGTTAATCTTGTGCTTGCTGCAATAGTGCGAATACTGGCAAAGGTTGCGCCCCTCTCGCACTTGTGGCCTCGCCACCAACCATCTTTGTGATTAGCCGAGAGCAACAAGTCAATGAACACCGCCATTACGCTCAATTCGCCATAATGCTGCCAGTCTTGGAAAGACCTATGCAGCTTTATAAACCCATTATTTGCCGTTTCTTTTGCCATATCGCATATTAAAAAGGGTGGTGCGTGGTGCGTTCACCACCCAGTTAAAATTACAACACTAAAAAATTATACCTATATGACACAAATTGCACCACCTTTTATTTTGGTTATAAGTTCGTTTGCCAAAGCCTCCGCCATCTGCACCCGCTCAAGCATCAAGGCTATTGCATCATCATCTCGGTTTATCCGAACAATGTGCAGGGGCTTTTGCGAGAATGGGCAATAGCTTGCCCAGTCGCACCATTGCGCCTCACTCGCTGCGATATGCGCCACACATTGCCAGTAGTATTCGGGCTTTATGGCCTTTAAATCTTCTGCGCTATGCACACTTGCAAGATACATCGTGTGTGTCGCATTGGTGGGGCATTTAAACTCCACCGCCCCATCATTATCAAGGCACAAGCCATCGGGGCTGTCGGCAAAGTGGTTGCCGATTTTCAAAGCCCCGCAACTGGTGACTTTGCGCTTTGTGACGCTTTGGTACATACCTCTTGCATTAAGCTCTTGGTCGTTGCCCCACGCAAGCGTTTTGCTTGTTGCTGTGGTTTGTAGCAGGTATTCCTCAAACAAATCATCAACCATAACAACGCTAGGGTTGAGCATACGCTCGGCCACGATTTCGTTGATGTAGGACAAAGCGTCTTTTGAAAAGATTTCATCTTTGCCCCGCCCGCTTTTCATCAGCCTGCCGACTTGACTGCCAGTAAACCGACCTAAGCGCACCCGAAACCAGTCCAAGCTGTGCTGTGTGGGTTGTTCTGCGATTATATCGTTAATGTCAGTCCTCATCGTCAAACAATGTTTGCTCGGGTTGTTGTTTCTCTGCTACTGGTGCAGTATCTTCTGCCACATCTTCACTCTCTGCGTCCTCAATCATTGCATTTCTCGCAATCTCGGTCAACTGGTCGGGAGTGTTGTCCACATAGTCAAGTTTTCCATCGCCTCGCAAAACCGACTGGTCGGCTTGTACTGCGTTCATCATATCCACGCTTAATGGCGCAAACCTATTGAGCAACAGCTTAAGCACGGTCTTTTTCGCCATTGCGTCCTTGTCGGTTGCCCAAAGGCTTGAGTCACGATACTTACCTCGGTAGCTTTGAGAGTAGCGGGTTGCGTGTTGCTCAATCTCCTCGGCGGTCATATAAAGTGATTTTGTAAAGCCGTTTGTAAGTTTAAAATATGCGAGATAACCTATTACTGGTTTGTTCTCACGTTCTGCTACCGCTTGAACGCTTACTTCGCCAGTCATAAGGTCGTAGCCTTTAAGTTCGCCCTCTCTAATTTCGGTTGCGTTTATTGTTTGGAATTGACCGCTACGGATAGCCAACTGGATAAAGCCTTTCCACCCGATTTGGAATTGTGCCTCGGTTTTGCGTTCTTTGTTGTTTTTGTAGGGTATGATGTAGGCTTGCCCCAAGTTCGGGTCAAGTGGCAAACGTAATGCTGTCGCTTTTAAGGCTGCATACATTAAAGTTATTGGCTCACACGCTTGCAATTTCGCATCGTTGGCTACTACTGCTGTTAAATTGTTGATAAATTCTCCCTTGCGCTCTGCCAACACCGTTTGCAGGTAAGCATCGGTGTTAGGATGCACAATCATTGCGTTAAATCTTTTTAAGTTGCTCATAATTTTAAAAATTTTAGTTGATTTATATTAAATGTCTTTCAATGTACTCAATGTCCACGTTGACGGGCTCGCCATTGATCCACGCCTCTACCGCTAAATCGGTGTATCCGTTGATTTCTCGGTAAACACCCTCATAATAGCGCACTCCATCAACGGTGATGTAGTTCTCATAACATCTGCCCACCCATTGCACGGTTGCCTCTATGAGTATGTCATTTTCATCGTAGCTTGCAAATGCCTTGCTGTCGTTGTAGACACAATCGCTTTGCAGTTGCTCAATGATGCTATCCAGTATCTCGGTGTTTGTGATTGTGGTTGTCATAATTCAAAAGTTTTTAGTAATTTATATCCCATAATTTAATTAACTCTCGCCCCGAATATTTGCGCCTATTCATCTTGTTTAGGTGTGCCACGATGTAGCCTGCCGCCTCATAGCGTCTTAGTGTGCGCCTTGAGATGCAGAGCAGTTCCGCAGCTTGTGTCACGGTGTAGCTGCCTCGGTAGTCAATATTCGGGCGAACTGGTGTCATTGTGCTGTCTGCTGTGCTTTGTCTTTGTTAAGTGCGATCAAGCCGAAGAAACAAGCCAAACCCACCAAGTTAGGTATAAAGGTTTCGCTCTCGTTGAATACCAGTAACAAGCCCACGCAGAGCAAAAAGTTGATGATTGTCTTTAATGTTTTCATTGTTTTGTGTTGTTTTGTTGTGCTGTGCGCACGATTAATGAAATACTTTGTGGAGTCATCTCATACTCCCTCGCAATAGCACTATAAATAGTGTAAGGGTAAGCCAAAGGCTGTGTTTCACTCAACTGGCAGAAACGCTCATAAATCTTTGCATTTCGTGCCTTAATTTGTTCTTGTTGTTCTAATGTCAAAGCCATAATAAATTTGTTTAAATGATTAATAATTACTTTGTTGCCGATTGCCGAATCGAACGGCTGCTCAGTCCAGTATTATCGCCACCTTGCCCATTGTGTGGCTCTTTATCGGCATGTGGGGGCAAGGACACCCCCATTGAAATTCTGCACAATATGCTATTAGCATACTTTCAACCGCTCACGAGCGGTGGGGTTCTTATGCGCCTCTGCGCTCCCCTTGGCGATTTTTAAATGACTGGTGGATGTTCCGCCACCAACGGTGTTAGTCGTTCATAAACACAAGGCAGGGCAGGTCGTTTTTCACGCTAAACCACATTGAGCAGTCGTAAATCGTTTCCAGGGCGGTAAACCTATCCAAGTGCGTTGTGTAAAATGTGGAGTGGTCGGGCTGTGTGATGTATGCCGTTGAGCCGTCATCGTCGAACTCAATACCATAGCTTTTGCTGCCGTGAATGCTCTTAATGTCGTTAATGATGTTGTTTAACATCTTAGAAAATTGTTTGTTGGTTAATTTAATTCGTGCCATAGTGGTAGGTTTTTATTTAAACATTATAGTTTCTATGTTGTAGTTTTCTCTCATCTTGAACACAAAACGCTCAAGGTTTTCAGGCTTGATAATTGCGGGCTGTTCATCATTTACAAAGAAATAATCATTAAGCCCGAGCGCATCAAAAATAATTTTGGCATCGTTGCCAGTAGCTTTCCAAGCGTTGTCCGCCTCATCAAAATGTAACTTGATTGTCCTTTGTGGTAAATTTTCTTGTGTCATAATTTTGTGTTTTAAAAAATGTTTGTAATTTTGTCGTTGTAGAATTTTAACAATGCAAAATTAATACGTTTGTAATAATCCTGCAAACATTTTGCCGAAAAAGTGATGACAATTAATATTATTTAACACTTTGCAAGTGTTTACAAATTACAAACAATGTGATAATTATTTGACAATCAACGCAATAAATAAACTATGGAAAATTTTAATAAAACACTCAAAAATTACTTTGCGGGGCAAGGTTTATCGCAGGGAGATATAGCCGACAAACTGCAAACATCTCGCACCATAGTGAGCAACTATCTCAACGGACAGCGCAATTTTGGCAAGATAGTGGCTACAAGGTGGTCGCAGGTTTTCAACATTGACCCAGTTTGGTTGATGACTAAGGGAGAAAAAGGCACAGCCCCCGATGGTGTGATAGTGTACGAACACGCACCCCAAAACGAGGACATTATCAACATCCCCATTTTAAGTCCTGACGCTCGGGGCGGGTTTATGAATAATGAAGAAACCGATATTGAGCAGTACACTATCGGGACAATGCCGTTTAATAGACAAATCGCCCATACTGGCGATGTCGTGATACCAGTCTATGGCGATTCTATGACACCGAAATACCCTGCGGGCTCTTACATCTTAATTCGCCCCATTGAGGCTTGGCGGGAGTATATAGAGTTAGGGCGCAGCTATGTTCTTGAGCTTGCCGACTGGCGCAGACTCATCAAAATCGTGCGAAAAGGCACAGCACCCACGCATTACACGCTTGACAGCTACAACGTTGACTATGAAAGTAGCGAGATTGCAAAGGCATTTATTAATAATATGTGGCTTGTTGTTGCCTCAGTCACTCGGGAGGAACTATAAAAAAGAATGCGCCCCAACCATCTCGGGCAGGGCGCATTTGCGTTAAATAAACTAATATAATTAATGAAAATAGTGCGCATTCATTTGCGCTGTGTTGAACTGTTTAACTTTAATCCAAAACCTTCTAATTATGACGCACAAAGGTAGGTAAAATCTACCAAAAAACCGAAAAATGAGCGAAAAAAATTAAAAGCAATTTTGTAAACATCTAAACGACAATCATTTATGGCACAACAAAATCACGACTGGAAAGCGTGTTTGCGCCAAAAGCGCAACGGGGGTTCAAATCCCCCTCACTCCGCACATAATAATCAACCGAACAGCGTTTTAACGATGTTCAAAATTGGTGGCAAAAGGCGGCAAATTCCGCTATTTTGTGGCGAAAAAACCGAAAAACAACCGAAAAAGATGCGTAAAGTTAGGGTAAATTTGTATCTTAGACCTAAAACTAACAAGGATGGCACATCGCCGCTCTTGATAGCGGTCAATTACGCATCATCTACGTTGTATATTCCTTTGTCGGGTGTGATGCTCAAGCCTAATCAATGGGATAAGGAGCGCAAAAAAGTCATCAATCACCCGCAAGCGGATACTATCAACTCGGTGGCTTTGTCAACTCTCGGCAAGGCTACCGAGGCGATAATGCAACTCGGTAACGTGCGAGGTTATCCACCTACAAAGGTGCGGGATATGATTGCAGATTACATCGCACCGCCTCTCGGGGCTGATACTGGGGTGGTGGCGGTAATGCAGGGATATATGGCCGCTTGCTCACGGCCTAACACAGCCGATAAATTCAAGCAGACAATTACCCACATTAGGCGGTGGCAGGGAACGAAAGGCGCAAAATCGCTCCAGTTTGCTGACATAACACCCGACTGGTTGCAAGATTTTAACTCCTACCTAATCAGCTACTGCCCCTCGGTCAACTCTCGAGGAATACACTTGCGCAACATTCGCACAATATTTAATTATGCCATCAACCACCAATTAACGACCGCACCCTATCCGTTCCGCCAGTACAAAATCAAGACTGCCCCTGCAAACCCGACACCGCTCACACTTGAGCAAATGAGGTTGCTCTGGGAGTATGTGCCGCAGTATGATGCACAGCGTTATGCACTTGACATCTTTCGGCTTGTATTTGCTTTAATCGGCATCAACCTTGCAGACCTTGCCGAACTGGTGAAAATATCTCAAGGCCGTGTGAACTACACCCGCCAAAAGACTGGCCGCTTGTACAGTATCAAGGTAGAGCCTCAAGCTAAAGCCCTCATCAATCGTGTGCAGGGCAAAAAACACCTTGTTAATATCTTAGAACGCTATAAGTCCGTACCAGTAGCCACAACCCGCATCAACACGGAACTAAAGACTATCGCTGCCGCTTTATCCCTGCCCCCTATAACCGTCTACACCGCCCGATATACTTGGGCAACACTGGCGCAAAGTATTGACACCCCAATAGAGGTCATTTCGCAGGCCCTCGGGCATTCGTATGGGCAAGCGGTGACGCTCGGCTACATTCTCCCCGATAGGCGCAAAGTGGATGAGGCAAACAAAAAAATGTTGGAGTTAGTTGCAAACAAATAACCGCCACATTTTGCTTGTGACGGTCGTTTGTCGTTTTAGTAGTAAGTTATACGTTTATCTCAAATTTTAGCCTTAGAACGCTTGTAATGGCCAAATAGGTGTCAATTCCTACATTGTACCAACCTTTTTCAACAGCTTGCACGGCTCGGGGCGATGTGTTTGCAAGCTCTGCCATTTTGCGGATTGTGATACCCTGCTTTGTCCTCTCTTGGGCAATGGCCTGCCCGATTTCTTGCCTATTCATAATCTTCTCGCCATTTTCTGCCACCGTAGCCTTTGCCACCCTCGGCAATGCGTTGCTTGTTTCCGTTCTCATCAATAGTCCAAACCTCCCAATGGCAAGCCTCAATGCCGTGAACGTTGCCGTATGCCATTTTACACATATCTTTAATTAATCTCGCCTTGCTTGTGTCCTCATAAGGCTTTGCCGTGAACGTGCTGCCCGCAGACCAAGAGCCATAATAAATCTTTTTCTCCATAGTCGTAAATATTAAATTATTCATAACTGCAAACAATTTCAATCTCTCTGCCATCGGGGGCGATGAACGTGTGGCGAAGATTGCCCCATTTGTCAACGTAGAACTCGCCCTCGCAAGAATAGTCCTTGCCGTTGTACGACCATTCAAGCAGGTCGTGGCCATAGCTGCCTTTTGTCAAGGTTACATCTTCAACCTCGTTAATGACTTGCTCAATTTCCTTAACATAAAAAGGTGCTTTGTTTTCTTCTTTAAGGCTGTCTTTGTTGAGTTCTTCTGCCCGTTTGTCGGCATCTGCCTTGTACTCAAAATCGCCATAGTTGTAAGAATTGTAAACGTTTCTCACTCCGTAATAAATTTTTTTCATAATCGTGTTGTGTTTATTAGTTAATTAATCTTCAATATCTTCTATTTCCCCATCGCTCATCTTATCAAGCGTATCGCTGTCGGTTGCCCAGTAGCGTTTGGCTCTATTAAGGCACTGCCTCCAAAACTTGAGCCAATCTTTGACCTCATCCCAATCTATAACTCGCTCGGTCTCCCTGCGACCATCGTAGGTGTAACTTAGTCGGTTGCCCTTGAGCTGTATGTTTTCCAATGTGTAGGATGTCCAAACATCTTCGTATAAGGTAGCGACTTTTTCGCCAGTCTCCTTTGCAAAGGCTTGCAGGTCTGCGTTCAGCCTTGCGATTGTGTTTTGTTGTCTTGCTGTGAGTGTCATAATTCTAAATTTTTGTGTTGTTGATTAATGATTACGTTACAAAATTAATGCTTTTCAAATTTGTGTGCAAATTTTATCACAAGAAAATGCAAAAAAAACGTGTTTTTTATACTTTGTTTACACTTTTGGGCTGTTTGTATTCATATTTTAACACAAAAGCGGTCAAATCTCACAACCTAACCGCCTCGCCTAATCTAAATCAACAATCATCAATAATCTTATGAAGAAAAACTTACTATATTGCCTTATATCTTAGTGTTTAACCGCATTTTATAGACCACACGCAGGGCAATGGCAATAATCGTGCAACCGCCAAAGATGATTAGAAACTTTTGCCACCAATGCAGGGGCTTTTCAACCTCTTGCACTTTGGTTATAACCTTTTCCGTTATTACTGGCACTTGCACCGAGTCAACCTTAATGAGCGTGTCCACCTTAATTGCGCTGTTGGCTGTTGCGATGTAGTGCCACCGCTCAATTATTGTTGTATCGCCTTTAACGAAATAGTAAACGCTATCCCTTTGGCGAATGGTGTCCCTCACGATGTCCACCCGCACATTTTCGGTGTGGTGTTCTTGGGTAACAATGACTGGTTTTTCAATCGTTTCCGTGATATATTCCTTACCTTTGCACCCTGCCAGTAGGATAGAGAGCAAAAAACAAACGAGGAATGCGAGAAGCACCCCTATTAGCGAGGAAAAGCACCCGCTGGGCACATTATATATAAATGAGTCATCGTTGCTCATATCGCCTTATTTAAGCCGTTCTTTGAAAGCCTCCCACTTTGCGCTGTTGTTCTTCTTGTTGGTGCGTTTGCCTTGCTCGGTGTAGATATATCCATTATTCCACCCGATAATGCCAGGGCAGAGCTTGCCAGTCACATCATAATGGCGAACTACTCGCTCAATGGGAATATTAAATTTGCGCATCAACAGCTTTGCAAGTCGCACAGCATTATTGAGCGATGCCTCGGTGAAAAACCATCCATCGTGATTGGGTACGGATGCCGAAGTGCCTTTCTTGAGGTTTGAGCAAATCTCTATTGAAATACTATTGTGGTTTGTTATGCCATTTCCACCGCTCACAGCCCAACAATATGTGTTGTGCAAATCGGGGTTGAACTGCACCATCGTTGTATCATCCACACCAAAATCAGCAGAGGCATCGCCTTTTTTCTGCCACATATTTCGCAGGGCTTTGGCTTTTCCGCTTGCAGATGATGTCCCTGCGGTGTAGTGAATGACTAAGTATTTTATTTGTCGGTTTGCGCTGTGGGTAATGCAAGATGATAATGGCTCATAGATTACCGAACTATCCACGCACTTTGGCCCAGTTGTGCCAAGTGCCTTCCAAGTGTTATAGCCCACGACACCATCAACGACTAAGCCGTGCTTTTTTTGAAAGTCTTTAACAGCCTTTTCGGTGGCTTGCCCGAAGATGCCATCAACCTGCAAATTATAGCCGTGTTGGTTGAGACCAATTTGCAGTCGCTTGACATCCTCGCCACGATTATATAATCTTAAAACACCTGCCATTACTCCTCATCTTCAAGTTCTTTGTTGTTCATCTTGCGGAACTGATTGCGAATTTCGTGCTTAGTATAAAGTGCGATACCGTACACAGCAGCGCAAAATGCCACCGCCTCGCCCACATAGGTCAAAACGGTTGCGTGAATCTCGCTTAGTTTAGCGAATGACCACAAGGCTGCAACAATGGCACTTGCTAAGAGTGCCAAAGCAGAGCTGTATTGCATCCAATCCTTTGTGTGTTGTTTCATCTTTCATCGCCTCCTTTATTATATTTCAGTATGTGGTTCACTTACTCCGTTAGTTACCCACACAATAGGAGCGCACCGCATCTCAATGACTGGGTTAGAGCTGCGAGGCGATGAGCCATTGTGCGAGTATTTACGTTGTGTGTAGGTGATATAAGGCTGCCCATCTATAAAGAGCCAGCCTGGGTTGATTGTACCCCAGCGATCCGTGCTAACCATCAAATCATTAACGTTGTTTTCTATGTGCCACAACTGCTCATCTTGAATAATGAAAGAGTCGTACCAGTTCTTGTCGTTTGTCACATCAAAGAATGTTGGCAGCATAATCTCCCTATTGTTGTCAATCGGCAAAGCAGCGGGGTTGTAAAAGCCAAGCCCCACAAAAGCGGTAGGTGGAGCAATAATGTTGCCGTCAAGGTCGGTGTACATTACAGCATTGACACGGATATATGATTTGGTGTAGTCTCGCAATCTCATATAGATTTTAAGGACACTCCCACGCACAATGACACTCGGCTGCGTATCGCTGCGGATGTCAAGCAAGAGCCTCTCATCAGTCCAGTCCACACCATTTGCGCTTTTCCAAATATACATCTTATAAGCCAATGAGTTATTGCGGGGTGCTTTGTTGGCGATAAGCCTAAATGGTTTATCGCTGTCGGGAACTTTTACCACGCACGGAGCTGTTACAAGGTCAGACAATACAGCATTCGGCATTGAGTTGACAATAGGCGCATGGCTGTCGGGTAAGGCTTGTGTCCAAGTCTCGCCATCGGTAGTGTATGCCATACAAAGGTAGCCCGGAGTGTTCGGGTAAGTTCCGCTTGGGCTGCCCTCATAATAGATGTAATTCTTATTTCCACTCACATTTACAACCGTGCCATAACCTATGTAATTGGTTATTGGGTCATCATCGCCAACACTTTTGAACATTAAAGCTGCCTCACCAAAAGAGAACTGCTGCACACGGCTGTATTCGGTGCGTTCTGCGCTCAATGGTCTATCCAACTGGATGCGCATCTCCTCAATCAATGTAACGGAGTTTTCTTTTGCAGCCAAACCGAAACACATCAACCATCCATCATATTCAACGTTGAAAACACCCTCATACAATGTTGCCGTATTGGTATTGTCTGAGTTGTTCCTTTGATATATATATTTATTGTAATCTGCCGAAGATGTGACCTCTTTCGCAAATATAGTGACCAGTTTGGCGGATGATTTTGACCAAATGCTGTAACGCACCTTTGAGCCTTTGCCAACTCTCCTTATTTGAGTGCAAGCCCAGTCATTGCTGTATGCGCTAAATGTCAAATCAGTTTCTTTGTTTAGCGTTCCATTAGCATTTATCTTGGCAATCATAGTGTTGCCGTTGTCGGTGTTGTATATCATAGCCTTTAACTGTTAAAACGTAAATTATCAACTTTTTGGTTGTTCAATATCTCCGCCTCGGTGAGTGTTCGGCTATATATGCGCAAAGCATACATCGTGCCGTTCAAATTTCCAAGCACATTCTGCGCTGCCGTGCTATATTTTGCCGTGCCACTCTTTGTCAATGCAACACTATTGCCAAAGCCCCTTGTGTTATTCACGCTAACAAAAATCTTCCTATCGGAATATTTTACTGGGGTATAGCTTGAAGATGCCGTGCCAGTGGTGCGAGCGGTAAGGTAGCCATAACTTGCATCATAACCCAACATTATGCCCGCTTTTGTTGAGAGCAACTGGAATGACCCGCCCCAAGTCGCAGAATTTAAGACCATAAAGGCACTTTCTATGGTATAGGTTAAATGTGAGTCATTTGGCACTAGGTTGTCTTGATTTGTTCCGTATGTGCTATTTGTCTTTGAAAACAGCACACCATTGGCTTGAGCGGTGGCACTTGAAATATTAAATACCTTGTTGCCGATGAGGTCTATCCATTGTCCGCTTACACCGCCTTGATGTAAGCCATCAAGCTGCAAAATCAAACCATCGGCAATATATGTGATTTGCGACGCTGTAATTTCTATCGCCCCAGTCACATTTGCGATGCTCACCACACCAGTACTTGAATTGTATGCGGTTGATGTGACATCCGTGCCTCCCATAGTCACAACAACATCCATAACGTAGAAATCACCGCTTTGCGCTCCAGTCAAAGTGGTAGTGTATGCCTCTCCCCTTGCCGTTGTTGCTGCCGTGTTGCTGCTTGTGACGTTGCTCAAAGTGAGAGTGACACCGACATTTGATAAAGTCCAGTCAAGGGTTGGCTTGCCATCGGGAAAAGCATACTCCCCAAGTGCGTTGAAAATCTGCTCAATAACGGATTTGATGATAAGACCTTGCTCTGCACTTAATACATTTGTACTGCCTCCAGTTATAAGGTCATCAACAATGTTGGCAAGCCCCAAGTCTACACCATCCATTCCGTTAGTGACCTCAAATGTTGAAGTGTCTCCATTTGTGAGAGTGATTGTGTAGGTGTCAACCAGTCCAACCGTGCCAGTCTTTTCAATGGTGGCGATGCTTGAACCTGCCTCACCTGCTGCTCCGTTTGTCACCGTAAAGGTGCTTGTTGTGTTGTCGGTGTAAAGAATTGTGTAAGTGTCAACCAAACCTGCTGTCGCTGTCTTTGTGATGCTTGTAATTCCACGACCATCCGCACCCGCTACAAAGCATTGAGTGTTGAGATATATGACATTTTCTTCTAAGCCCTCAATAATGTCATCGGGGGTTAGGTCATCGCTGCTTTCAACAATGAAAAATTGGTCGGTGCGGAAACTGCGTAACCGCTTGCCATCGTTCTTGACAATGGACACAACCACCGCATAGTTGTCGGCAAGCTCATTTCCCGATAAATCAATATATACTATGTTATCATCAACGGATGTGGGGGTGTAGGTGTAATTGCGCCTACTGCCTTTGAGCTGCACGCTGATTTTGTCCGTTGGGTCGGGTGTGTAGTCATCCAAAACCATCTCATCATCATCAACGACATACATTTGCAGAGGAATGGCAAGGCTGAACGAATTGCCCTGCACGATAATGGGTATTGATGTACTATCTGCCATTTTTTAGTATCCTATTTTTTTGACTTTTAATCGGTTATTAACTAATTTCTTGCCGCTACCACAAACGCACCCCTCATTGATAAATAACAAGCATTGCGCTTTGTAGCCGTCTGCCGTAGCAAAAGCCTCGTTATAGGCTTGTACTTTGGCTTGCAGGTCTGCCGAGTCGCTATACTGGTCAGCTTTCACGACAAAATCAAAGCGGGTGCTTACTCCTCCACTATTTCGCACGATGCGGGCATAAGAATAGTACAAAAGTGCTTTTTTCAAGCCCGCAAAAATGCGCTTGCAGCCTTTATTGTCCTCATACAAGCCACCATCCCACAACTGCTTTGCCACGCTGTCATTGCGGCGGTCAAGTACTCGCAGCCACCATTCTGCGCCAATAGCGGGGATAATGTCAAGATTTTGCGCCTCCTCAATGCAACGGTCTACAAGCTCGTTTTGTGCGTTGCAGGGTCGGCATTCTCGGTCTATCTCTTCCCTCGTTATTTGCAGGGTATTATCGTAAATTATTTGCTCTGCCATAGCTTATAAAGTGTCGTTATAGGTTAGCGGTATAATTGTTGCATCGGTGTCGGGTAACGGCTCAAACCAGTGGTCTAAAATCTTATTGAATGCCCTTTCAATCATTCGTTGCTCTTTGCTCACAAGTGAGGAATAATAGGTATAACAATCGTGTATCAATGTACCCGAAAAACCTACTTTTCCATTCCTCACACAAAGAAATGGCTCTTGCTCAAAAGCGCAATAGATACGCTCAACCACGCTTGCATCCGTAACGCTGAAATCTTTGTCAAAGTTTTTAACTGGAAACTCTACAATTTCGGGCTTTTCCTCATCATTGGCAACGGTCAAAGAAATAAGCACGTTTGATGTTTCATCGCCTTGGAACTGCGCCAAATCCTCTGCAAAACCCCTCGCCTCAATCGCCTTTGTCATCGCATCTTCATCGCTAATTGTCTGCGATTGTTTAGTGATGACAAATGCGCTGCTTAAAAAGTTACACCGAGCATTGCGGAACTTGATGTTACTCAAGCCCTCATCCGTACTCAAGTCCGTAAGTACCCTATCATATTTGGGTAGCGGGTAGCGGTCCCGACCTGCCATTGAAGCCCACATTATTTGGCCTTTGTAGTAGTCAATGCCACCGCTTGCAGCTATTTGGGCTTGCACGACTGCGGGGTTAGGATTGAATCGGTCGTAGGTGGTTATCGTGTCTTTACTCACACGCACAACCTTGCCGTTGCGGGTGGTTTTGCCCGTCCAATCGGGGTGGGTCACGATGTAGCCGATATAACCTGCATCATCGCTCTCCTGCAAACGGCAATTCTCAAACGGCACTTGCTGCATTTCGGTAATTTGCCCTAAAACGTTATAATTAACGTGTAGCGCAAAGCCTCCATAGTTCGCCAAATCTTGACAAATGGCCGTGAGAATGTCATCGGTGGTCTCGCCATAATGATTTACTATCAAATCATACAGCATTTTGTTTGCAAGGCCATCACCCTCAATAAAGCGGGCATAGCGGTCAGCACATTGCGCCCCAGTGCTTGAGCTGTCCAATATCGCCTTGGCTTGCTGTGGATACAAGTTATTTGCACCATAGGCCTTAATGCCTAAAGTGCTTAAATAACTCACATCAATGCGCTGTGGGGCTTTCTTTATTTTAGCGATATTCATTTTAAATTTGACTTAGAACATTACTCTGCGGGTGATGGGTCAGCATATGCCACCGTCGGCAAAACCCAAACGTTGGTGTTAACGGTGCTTGCTCCAGTTGCAAGAAGCAGAACATCCCCCTTTGGATCGCTTTCGCCAAGTGGGTAGTCGGTAATGCGGTAAACATAACCAGCTACAAGTGTCCCTGCGGTCTTGGCTGCCGCCAAATCAGCATGGGTAATGTCAACTATCTTGCACAATCCAGTAAACTTTGTGTTGGTTGTGTCGAGCGCATCTTTGAGGTTCTTGCCCTGCTTTGCGCTCAATACCTTTGTTGCGCTGTTGGTCGTTAGGTTGTCTGCGATGTCTGCGGGCATCAGTGGGGTGTCGCTTGCGCTGCCGTAAGTGGGGATATAGCGCATACCGTCATAGCCGAAATAGCGAATAACATGGGAGCTGCTGCTCTCTCTCACCTCTTGAGGTCTAATAAAATTAATCTCTGCCATTTTTATTGTGTTTTATGTGGTTGAACAATCTTTTTTATTTGCGTTTCTTAGCCGTTTTTTTCTTTTTTGGTGTGGCAGTATTGCTTTCGCTTTTAATCGCCTTAGGAGCGATTTCTGCGCCATTTTCGGTGGTATCTGCCACCTTTGCCTCTGCCTTGATTTTCGGTAATACCTCAAACCAATCCGTGCGTTGTGGAAACTGCTCCAAAAATGCCCTTGCCGCCTCATCGGTGAGGTTGTGATTGGTGTACATTTGACCGTTAATTCGCAAGATAACACCTGCAACGAGCCTTGCGGTAACATCGTTAATTTTAGTAGCCATTTTTCCGTTGATTTTAAGTCGTGTGTAAATTTCTAAAACTGCATCTTTTAATACATCTTTGCAATTGCATTTTCGCAGTTGCTTTTGGCAGACCTGCCAATACATTGATGTTATCTGCTCCCGATATGGTGCGAGGCTTGCGCCTTGTTTTAACAAGCCTCGCCACTCGGTTAGTTGTTCGGCAAGCTCATCCATACGTTATTAAGGACAAACAACCGCCTGCTTGAGCAAGTCAAAAGCAGATTTGTTGTTCAAGAAGAGTGTGCCTTTTGCCGCACCCTCTTCGGTGAACGTGATTTGCCAACCGCTCAAGGTATCATCGTTGTAAAGCTCACGAACTGCGCCAGTACAATGCAAGCCCGCCTCAAGTCCATACACTTGATAAGTGCCATTTTTATTTGGAATGACCGCCACGAACTCGCCATTCATTAAGGCAAAGAGCTGTTGCGCCCAGTCTTCATCTTGTTTCAGCACTACCATCTGCACGGTGTTGGTGATGGTATTTTGGTTTGTGCCTTCCACCATCTCTTGCTGAGTGCCGTTCCAAGGCTGTTTACCGCTTTGAGTTACCTCATAGGCAGTCGGGCCACCACATACAAGGTCAATTTTTACCTTAAACTGCTCGCCCGCCAAAAGACTCCAAGTGTCAATGTCCGCTCTATTTATAAGCAGACCAGTTGGCTCTGCGCCCTTGATTGGCGGGTTTTCGCAGTCGTAGCCAGTAATGTCGGCTGCAATCAAATAATCACAAAGTGCCATAGTTATGTGGTTGCTTTAAGGGTTGCATAAAGAGTTGATTCAATAAAGAGATTGCCCTTTACTGCGTTTTCCTCGGTCAGCGTGATAAGCCATCCCGAAAGGGTGTCATCGTTATAAAGCTCACGCACCATAGCAGAGGCACGAAGTCCACCCTCAATGCCGAACACTTGATAAGTGCCGTTATTGTTTTGCAGAATTACCACAAATTCCCCATTCATCAAAGCGAAAACCTGCGCTGCGGTGGTTGTGCCTTGATTAAGGATAACGAATTGCACGGTGTTTGTGATAGTATTTTGATACGTTCCCTCTACCATTTCTTGTTGCGTTCCAGTATAGGGGGTCTTGCCACTTTGCACGATGTCAAACGCTGTCTTTGTAGACTTTAAGGGCAGGGCGGTAATCTTAAAGGGGTTTGGGGTTGTGGTGTCGTAAGTGATACCTGCAAGGTTGATGTCTGCACGATTAATGAGCAAACCGTCAGCCTTTGCGCCCTTTACCATAGGATTTGAGCAATCGTATCCCGCAATGTCAGCCGAAATTAAATAATCGCATAAAGCCATAATATATTGATTTTTAAAATGTTAGTAAAAATTTAGGGTGTGCAGGTGCGCAAACACCGACACACCCATGGAGAACTCTTTTTATCTGCTTTTAGTAAGCCGCAACAAACATATTGCTATCAATCACCATTGCACCGATTTGGTCGGTTGCATAAATGTGATTTAAGCGGGTTGTTTGGTCGAAGAAAATATCAAGGTCTGCAAATTCGCTCACACCATTAACACCAAGAGCGAGGTTGCGCTCAGTAGTGTAGATTGCACGGTGGGGCTGATTGAATGCGGTTGCAGTTCCCTCGTAGCTTTGGATAATCTCATCCCAATGTGGGATAACACGCAGACGGATGCCACGATAACTGGTCTCACGAATGCCACCAAAGAGGCTCTGCCAATGCAGCTCGCTGCCGTAGTAGCTTGCGAGCAACTGGGTTTCAAGCGCATCTGCAAACGACTGAGTAACATAGATAATTTGGTCGCTTGCCTGACGGAGAGCTGGAGAAGCTGCTGCAATCATGTCGTTGAGAGTGTCAACGGCCTGCGCTGCCATGTTGCTGATTTGAGCGGCCTTTGTGAGTTCGCTGTTGGCTGAAATGGTCACACGGGCTGCGCCACCAGTAACGGCTGTGTAAATCTGTTTCCAAATGCCATTGATGAGATTAAAATACTTTTTATCCACGCCAACTTTAAGAACGCCACCGTTTGCGGTAGTGTCGGCATCTTTGTCACCAAAGAACGCTAATCTTACATACATTTTCATTAAAGCCAGTTCAAGGCGTGGGCGCACAATTTCATCAAGGTAATCGTTGGCGGTGAGGTCAGCAATCTCGGTGCCAGTATTCATTGAATACTTAACGAGTGTGCCAACGATGTCATTCCAACAAATAGCCTCGGCAACCTGCCAAGCTGCCAAGTCCCACTCCTTTTCCTCGGTTGCGATGGTGTCTGCGCCGTATGTGGGCGAGCAACCAGTATTTGCAACGCCGAGCAGCCCAAACTCACCAACGAGGTCGAGTTTGTCACCGTCAAATACACGGGGGAAAACGTTAAGCAGCGAGCCAATGCGCTCTGCGCTCAAAACGTCCTTAAAAACCAGTCTGTTTAACTCACGCACCGCACCATTGTCAGGCGTGATGTTAGTAAAATAAAGTCCACTAGAAGCCATTTTAATATTCCTTTTTAGTTATTAATACATTCCTTTTTATTTGTTCTGCGCTTTCTTCTCAGCTTTACGTTTGCGATACTCAGCGTAAGAAATCTTTTCGGGTGCATTCTTAGCCTGCATCTTTGTCATTGTAGTGCTTTCGGTGTTGCGAGGCTCCACCTTTGCCTGCGATTTTACACCTTTAAGCCATTCCACACCGCCCGCAACTGCAACAAGGTTTAAAATCTCCTTTTCATCGTTGCTCTTTGCGTTTGCGGTCGCATCCTCAAGCTCACGGCGAAGTCGGTCAATCTCGGCATCCTTTTCTGCGATTTCAGCCTTTAAGCGGTCAATTTCGGCATCTTTCTCGCTCAGTTGTTCATCTTGCTCAAGATTTTCTCCCTCTTCGCTCTCCTCTCCTCGCTCTTCCTCGTTGACCTCTTCAGCAGGGCGAATCTCAGTTATCACGCTTTCCTCTACCACGATAGTAGTACCATCAGGCATCAAGTACTCGCCATCCTCGCTTGTCACTACATCGCCAACGACTGGCTCACCCGAATCTTTCTCAAGCTCAAGGGTCTTGCCATCGGCTGTTTCAAGCGACATTCCAAACACTTTTGCAAGTGCCATAAAAATTTTTTCTTTAATGCTCATCTTATCTATAACTTTTGGGGTTTTATTTTTTGCCGAAATCGGCAGTATAATTTCCGAAACAAAACCTAACTCCTTTGCACGTTCCACGCTCATCGGCTTGCCCTCGTTCATAATCGCTTGCAGGGTTTCACTATCTGCGCCAGTCCTTTCCACATAAATATCAAGGAAACGGTTTTGCACATCTTCCAACGAGTCAGCGATTGCGCCCACCTGCTTTGCGTCTCCCTCAACAAAACCGCTTATGTAAGGGTTATGAATCAAGATGCTTGCATTGGGGTGAGCTTTTCTTAGGTCTGCCCTTGCAGCAAGGAGCAACAGCGTTGCGCTGCTTGAGCATTCGCCAATGACCTCTGCGGAAATGGTCTTGCCAGTAGCCCGCAAAGCGTCATACATCGCAAGGGCTGTGTCCACCATCCCGCCACGGCAGTTAATTGTTAGGTTAATGTCGGCATCGTCTGCGGGTATGCTCTCAATGAACTTGTCGATGTCGCTGAAAGCCATTGATTGCATACCGTTCCACGCAAGAAACATTTTGGTTTCTTCGTCCACGATGTCGCTATATATCTTTAATTTTGCCATATATTCAAAAACTTTTTTGCAAATATAGAATGTCTACACGCTTTTTTTCGGTTATTTTACCATTTTTTGTGGTAATCGGTTTTGCCCAAGTACAAAAAAGCACCCCCGCATCCCTGCGAGAGTGCCCTACCAATTAATCAACTAATAATATCAAATGAAAGAATTATGAAAACTGAAACATACTATGAGTAATTAAAAAACTATATGACATCTTCTTCCATCATCTTGACTATGAGGCGCACCATTCGCTCTTTGTAGCCGTATTTCTCCGCCACTACCTGCGCCACCCATCGCACCTTGTTGCCCTCATCAACAAGTTTTCTATAATCGTAGTATAAAGGTAAATAGTGTATATAATTACCCGATACACCATTTCGGTGTAATCTGCGCAATATGGGCAAATTATCGGCAATCAGTTCGTGAATTTTCATAGCGTTGCTCTCTCGGTCATCACCTGCACTTGCCTTTGTCCTCGGTTTATGTCCTCAACTGAAACCACTGGAGCTGGTAACATCGCCACACCCCGAGCGACTGCCCTCGCCAACATATCCTCGCCACGAATACTGCTTGCCGATTGCTGTACTTGGATAGGCACTCCACCACCAAGCTGATTTAAGCTACTGAGCAAGCCCGAAAACATCGCTGTCGTGTTTGCATTCATAACCGACTCGCCATTGCTCACACGAATTGGAATGCTGTCGCTCGTGCTTGTACCTGCGCCACGCACATAGCCGCCTGTAGCGAACTTTGCGCTGTCAATAGACTTGAATGCTTGCACCATTGCAACGGTTACGCTTGTGATACCAGTCGCAATTTGGGCAATCATATTCCACACGGTTATAGAGCCAGTCGCTGCGTTCTTGATAGCGGCAGAGATTGCCACGCCTTGATTGATTGCGACCTCTGCAAGTGCGAGTGTCTTTTGCAGAATCACAAACGCTTTTTGGTCATCGCCAAACTCGGTCAACACCTGCCCAAGCCCGCCAACGATGTTTGCTATCGCCTCATACTTTTGTTGTTGTATCTCAATTTCTTTGCGGGCATAATCTTGCTGTAACTTTTGAGCCTCAAGTCCGTATTTCGCTTTAACGGCTTGTATCATACGCTCGTTATTCTCATACATCGCAAGCTCTGCATCCATCAGCATTTGCAGATTATCAAGCTGTGCATTTAGTCGCATCACGCTACCCTCGGGCAAGCCCTCAACGATAGCCGCTTGCAGGGCTAACGCATCTTCACGCTGTTTCTTTAATGCCTCTTCGGCCGCTTTTCTCGCCTTTTCTGCTGCGTCTTTCTGCCTTTGCGCAATCTCATCATCTATCTTTTTAAGGTCTGCGAGTTTCTGCTGCTCAATAGCAACAACCTTGTTATCGTATGCCTCTTGCGTTTCAAGTATCAAGCGGTTGTACTGGCCTTGCGTGATTTTCTTTGCCTCAAGCGATTTTTTGAGATTATCAATGTCTTTTTTGCGAGCCTCTTCGGTTGCAGAAATTTCGTTTTTGGCTTGTTGCTCAATAGCCTTTTTGCTGTCATCTATCCATTTCTGCGTATATTGCTCGCTTGTTGCCGCCATACGATTAAGCGCATCGGCTTGAATGCTTTGCAAGCGGCTGGTTAATTGTTCAAGGCTTTGTGCGGTGTCTTTGGGTGTGGTCGTGTTTCCGCCACCGCCTCGGCCAGTATGACCACCGCCACCTCCACCAAAGCCTTTTGGCGGGTTGTAGCCGTGTCCCATACCTGCGGCATTTTCTGCCAATATTGTCTCTTTTGTTGCGCCAATAGTGAAGTCTTTTAGATAATCAATTTCGGCATCATCGGCGGCACGAATGGCGGCTGCATTTTCTGCCCACAGCTTATTCATTTTCTTAACACCTGTTTCACTCAATTTATAATAGAATGAAAGCATTGTGTTGACACCTTTAACATCATTAGATGTTAGTATGCCCGCCTCTATGGCGGCTCTTACATCTCCATATCGCCTATCATCAAGGTCTATCTCGGAGTCGGTGGTAGCCGTATATTTATACCTACCATTTGCTACCGTGCCTTTGCGGTCATTCTCTGCTTTTTTCAGCACCGCCTCTGCGTATTTTTGTGCGCCCGCCTCTGCCTTTGCCCTTGCTAAGATTGCGGCAACAACTTTGTCGGTGTCACGAACGAAGAAATTTTCATATTCGCTCAATTTTAACACCCTGCCTGCAACACGGTTGACCTCTTCGCCATACTCTCTTTGAAATTGCTCCCTCTTCTTTTGGTCTTTGTTGACCTCAAGCCATTTCAGTTGTAGTTTGGTGTATTGCGAGATTTGGTTGCTTGCGTTCTGCGACACGGAGTCTGACCAGTCTTTTTCTGCTTTTGCAATTCTTTCCTTTGCTATTGCGTTTGCATCAATCGCACCGCTATTGATTTTGATTGTGCCCGTTTCTTTTTCGGTTGCCTCGGTTGCGTCATCAGTTGCAGCCGTGAAAGCAACAACAGCCCCGACAACGGTCAAAATAGCCGTAGCCAATAAAACATAAGGGTTAGCGTTTGCAACGAGATTAAAAGCCTTTTGTGCGGCTGTTGCGCCTATTGTGGTTTTTGTTTCAAGTGCCTTTGCTGTCGCTGCCGCCTTTGTTTGGAGAATCTCAATACCTTTCATCAAGTTACTCTGCTTTTGCAAAGCATTTTGTATCACGGTCAACGCTTGAACTGCTTGCATCGCTTGTTGAATCTTGAGCATTGATTTTTGCAGCCCCTCGTTGGATATACCGAGAGCCACAGCCGCATTTTTAGCCAAGCCAAACGAGGCTGTTAGCACCTTTGCGCCCTCGGTGAGAGCGTTCAATGCTGCCGTATCGCTTGCGCCTCGTTGAATGGACTGCGAAACATCGCTCATAACATCTTTGTATTTTGACGCTTGCTGAGTGAGTTGGTCAATTTTATTTTTTAACTCAACCCCCGCATCGCTCCGTTTCATCTCATCGTCCATTTCACGATATTGCAGCGTTAAGTTCATAATCTCCTGCTGCATCGTGCGCATAGCACCCTTAACGCTGCCCATTGCCTCGGGATAATTTCCCACGTTTCTAAAGTACCTTTGCGTTTCTTTTTCCGCCTGCTTTATCTCGGTGGTGACCTCATTTATTTGTTTCATCAGCGCACCGCCCACCTGCTCGTTTTGTCGCTCACTCTTAGACAGCGAGTCAAACTGCTTAGTTAGGTTTGATAATTGCGCCCTTAACGATTTCAACGAGCCCTCGGCGGCTGCATTTGCCCTGATTTCATTCTGCACCTCCTTTTGTAGAATGCGCCGCTCGTTGGTCAGCTCTTTGGTTTGAGCTGAAAGCTCAACATTGGTTTTGGTCAGCTCTTCGTTTTTTTGAGCGAGTGCCATAGTATCCGCCCCGCTCTCTTTCATCGCCTTGTTGTTTTCATCAATGGCTTTTTTGTTTAAGGCCATTTTTTGATTGTTCGCATCTATCGCATCATTGAGCTTAACAATGCCGTTGATTGCATCGGTAGCGTCAAGTTGAACGGATAATATCTTTTGCGTTGTGTCCGCCATTTTATTGTTTCCCCCTTATATTTGTATTAGTTCAAGTTTGTAGTTATCGCCTTTGTCGCTTTGCAAATTCTGCACAAGATAGTTGCACCCAAGTTGCGGGATAAAGACTGGTTTCGTAAAGTCAAAGTGTCGCAGGTCAAACAAAGTTAAACGCACGACTAACTCCAAGGTCTTAGGTGTCCGCATCATCGCCTTGTTTTGGCTGTAATAGTTGTTCAAAATCGTTTCAAAGCCCTGCCCAGTATTGCGCAAAGTGTAGCCCGATTTGCCTGCGATATAGTCACCGCTGCCCACCCAAGAGCCTTTGCTGTCCTCAACCTTGAACAACCGCACCATTGCGTTATAAGGCACTTTAAAGCTGCTTTTAAACGCATCTCGTTCCTCTTTGAGCGTCTTGTCGCTTGTGTAGATTATGCCTTTGCCCTCATACGGCACGTTATCCTCGTTGTTTTGGTGTGTGTAGATATTCCTTTGCGCCACATCGTCAAGCGACATCGTGATTTTCTCCACTCCTTGCGTGTCATAGGTGTTCGGGGTGTTCGCAAACAGCTCATCAAACGTGATAACCTTTAATTTGCCAGTATCGGTTACGCTGCCCACGATGAAAGCCCCGATATGCGCCAATATTTCGCTTATATACTCAATTACACCCATATTCGGGTAATTGCGGACAAGACCATACCAAGTATTCAAATATTTCAAGGCTTGATACGATATTACCATTCCACTCATGCCATCAATCTCCATCTCAACACGAATATTGGTTGCGGGTGGTGTGCCTACCCAATGCGAGGTGCTGCCTATTTGTATAACGCTCTCGCCACGCTTTATTGAAACATCCTCCCAAGTGTAGTCAAAGGCCGCTGTAAAGGTCTGCGTGTCCTCGCTATCGCCACCGCTGTTGATGATAACCTTGCAGTTTGCAGATGTTGGCGGTGTGCCGTGTACTCTAATTTTGCGTATATTCAAGTCACATTTGGCATTTATATGTCCGTTTGCATCGTTGAAAGCCCAAATCGCATTGTTTCCAATCTTATCATTGTTTGCGTACCAATAGGCGGCCGTAAGGTTGCTGAAAACAATATCATCGGGAAAATCGGTGCTTGTGGTTATAGGGTAATATGTGAGATGATAATTGCCGTTTACAAGCGTGAAACCTGCGCTGATACCCAAATAAAGCACCTCATCATCGGCTTTCGGTTTCAACGATGTTAGTGGGTGGTATAGCTCGTTTATCCTTGTGGTTGCAGTTCCCGAAAAGTCAAATGTAATGCCGTAGACATTGCTAATCGTGCCTAATATGTCATTTGCTGAAACGACTGGCAAAGTCCAAGGCAGCATCTCAATCTCCGACTGGTTATCCAAGCCACCGAAAATGTCGTTATTCATACCACTCACATAGGATAATTGTGCGTTTTGCCTTGCCAGTTGCACCCAAGTTTCGTTTATATCATCCCAATAAGCCGATAGCGGCAAGTCGCAAAGCTCAAGCCCCTCATCCTTAATCTTATCAAACATACCGAGCAAGCCCCACAACAAAGTTAAATTATACCCTTTGTCATCTACTGAGGTCAGCACCGCCTGCCCATCCTCAAACAAAGGCACATCATCAAGATGCAGAGCGCATTGCAGGTATTTATGTGTTGACTTGTTTGCTGTCTTTGCTGTCGGCACATAGGCAAGCGCAAAAACGCTGTCGTTCTTCATCGTGCGTGGCAGGGCAATATTGTAGGAGTGTGCGGTCATTACGCTGTCCGCATCTTCAAGGATATTGCTTGCGACCTTGATTTTAATCTCATCGCTCGGCATATCCACCGCCGTGCCGTTGATGTATAGCTGTTGCCTTTTCATTGCCTCACTCCCTTAGAATTGTTGCACATCATCAGTAGGAACTAACAAGGACACGGTGGTAGAGAATACTGGCTTGCGGGGGTCACATTCAATGGTTGTGTTAGTCACATTGCATCGTGTCCACGCACCATTGATATAAGCCTCAACGACTGCACTACTTGCGAGAGTCTTTAACCAGTTATAGTGCGTCATCGGTATGCTATCATCGCCAATCGTAATCGTTTCGTTTGCGGTCAGCTCTGCCCACTCATCACGGCCTCGGTCATAGCCTAAAACGATTTCTTTATATGGGTGAGGCCTTTGCCACGAATCGCTTGCGCTTGCTCCGTGTGAGCGACCTGCAAGCGTAAATTTGCGGGTGTTGATGTTGCCATTGGTATCAAGCCATCGCAGTTTAAGCACGTTATCGGTGCGGCAGTCATAGCGGAAATGATAATTAATCGTGCTGAACTGGATATCATCTTTTCCGTAAAAATATGCGACATCAAGCTGCATCAAAAAATCGCCTACGGGGGTATCTTCAACCAGTTCGTTGATGTTGCACCAGTTATCCTCAAAGCTGACTGGCAAACCTGCGGCATCGTAGTTGCTTGCGTCATCAACGTTGCACCACGTTTCGCCATTAGCGTCAAAATCAAAATAAAGGTCGGTGACCGCCTCGCCTTTTGGTGCGTAATTCCCGAATATGTAATACACCCGCATCGTTATTGGGCTTTGTCCGTCTTCGGTTATATCAACATCAATATAACCCCGATAGCCGTTTTGCTGGAACTCTGCCCCAGTCGCACAATATAGCGGGTTATCCAAAGCACCGCCCTTTAATATCTCCTCACGAATAAACGGCAGCAAAGACACCTGCGCATTGCCCCACTCATCAAGCGTGACCATAACCTCGTTACTGCCCACTCCAACGGTTATTTTGTTCCCTGCGTGTAGTGCATTTCCATCAAAGTCAACCACCGCATAGCTGTATGCAAGTGCCACAACTGGGGTGCTTGCAATAACTCCGCTCAACAATATTTGCGACTGCTCATTGCTCGTTGTGAATGGTATCGCCATCGGCGCAACAACGAGCCTCGCTCTATTTATTTGATATTCAGCCATTTTTAATTTATCTCCATTGTGCAATTACGTTATCAACCTGCGCATTGGTAATATCCACCATTATATCTGCGCAATCATTCACAGCCTCATCAACTAAGGTGGTGTAGACATCTAAACGCTGCCGCCTTGTTTGAGCTGTGCCAGTACGGATAATTGAGGC